GATATGGAAGACGAAGGATTCTTACTAGAAATACAGCGACTATCTTTTGAGATGGATAAAGTTATAGAGAAGTATGGGGTAAGAGACAGAGTTATGCAGCTTATGGTGATAGGATTGATGGATGAGGATATTATGGGGAATACCAGGTTGAAAGCTATATATAGTTATCAGATAGAGTCTGACGACGAATTAGCAAGTATGATTACCTTTGTAGGGTCTACTTGGGACAATAATGAAAATAAATACAATGAAAATGACGAGCCAGATCTGGATGATTTACTAGACGGGCTGGGCATAGATTTAGAAGATTAATATAATGGAAGGACTTATTAGAAAAATTATCATCGGGAAAGACCCGAAGGATGCCATGGCTTATTACGTAGGCATGAGAGCAGGTGGTGGCAAAGTGTCAACTATAATATTAGATGAAAGACATCTTGCGCATTGGAATAAAAAAAGATATCTTGTGTATATTAGCATCGATGATTCACAAACTCTGTGGAAGGCTATCGATGATATGCCATGCATAGTTGAATTTGATTTAAACTTTTAAATGACTAAGACAGATCTATACACATCAGGAGGTGAATTTACTCTACCCAACGGAGATAACTACATAGGAGGGTTTCATATTCATATAGATCAAGGAGCTATGGTGGGGTCTTTTCATAAGACTGAACAGCATGACTTGTTGACTCCAGTTAACGATCAAGTTAGATCTTATGTTTTAGGCGTACAAAATGAATTAAGAAGAAATCCTTCACCTATTGTTTCAACTGTTTCATCTGAAGTTACTGCTACTGTTAGCGGTGGTGGCGGCGGCAGTAGCGGCAGTGGAGGTGGTGGAGGGTATTAAATAAAATACAATGAAATCATTACGAAAATTTATCGTTAACATTCCTAAAAAGTTTAACGATACTGTAAAGCTCGGCGATGAAGAGATTTACATAGAGACTAAATTTAACGAATTTGAGCATAGAGTTATGGAGGGTGAAGTTGTTGCCCTACCAATTAAGTACGAAACACCAGTAAAGGAAGGGGATACTTTGTACTTTCATCATCACGTAGTTTTGCAAGGTGGTACACCGTTACCAGGAATGGAAGACTGCTATATGGTTTTATATAGCCCTGACAACGCAATAGACTCTCAGGCTTTTGCATATAAATGTAAAGACACTGGAGAAGTTAACGCTTTGTCTTCGTGGTGTTTGTTAGAGCCAGTAGAAGAAAACCTTGGGCTAAAGTCTGACATTATTGAAATTGTTGAAACTAAAAAACAAAACCCAACTCAAGGTAAGATTGCTTATGCATCCAGTTCGTGTGAGGAATTAGGTGTCAAGGTAGGCGATGTTGTTGGCATAGGTAAGAGTAGGGACTATCGTATTAAGATAGACGGTAAAGAATATTATCGTACTCGCGCAGAAGATTTTTTATATGTCGTCGTCGAAGAATAAATTTACCACCATTAGTGCTGCCGAAAGACTTATGAAGAGCATGGAGGTAGCTATTAATAATATGATTGACGAAATTAAAAAGCCCGTCGATCCAGAAATTAATGGATCAGCACGAAAAGCTGAACTTCAATCTATTAAACAAACAGCAACTGATTGTAAAGAGTTAATCGTAGAAAGGCAAAAGCTTGAGCAAATGATTAAAGACTTAAATACAACGGGAGAAATAGAGGACATGAAAGACTATAGCGGTGGTTTTGCTGAAAGGTTTTCAAAATGAAACGATGCTACACATGTCAAAGGGTAAAACCTTATACTGAGTTTTACTACAGATCTAGCAACAATACTTATTTTAAATCTTGTATATCTTGTAGGGCTAAAAATGTAGCAAAACAAAAAAGGATAATATACGAGTGGGTAGATAAATATAAAGAAGACAAAGGCTGTTGCGATTGTGGTATAAAAGATAAAAGATGTCTTCAGCTACATCATAGAGATAGAGGTGATAAAAAATCTAGTGTTGCTCAACTTATAGGTAAAGGATATATTTTTAAAACTGTAAAGGCTGAGGTAGAAAAGTGCGATGTTATTTGCGCAAACTGTCACTCCATACATCACTACGATGAAAGAAGATCTGGAGAATGGGGCGCGGGTAAATACACTGAAAGTATAATAGAAGAAGATTGTGTACCTATAGTGGAACAACTAGAATTGTTTTTAAATTTTAGTGAAGAAGACTTTGAATAATTTATTAGACATAGAAGAATATGAAGAACCTGCTGTTAAGATTTGTCCCAACGGTACGGAAGGTGAGATTATCGAACTCGGTGGGCTACTCATTTGTCTTCCAAAAAGGCCGTCGAAGAAAAACATTGTCGGATATAAAAAATCAAACGACATGCAATTGTGGCAGAGGACATCTATGCCCAAGGAATTGTCTCGTATTCGTTCTATGGATGAGTGGGCGGAAATGCCAAGACAGTTTAGAGAAAAGTTTCGCCCATATATCGAGGAAGAGTTTAGACGTAGGCGTGAGGGCTTTTGGTTTTATAACAACGGTACACCTACATATATTACGGGGAGGCATTATATGATGCTTCAGTGGACCAAGCTAGATGTAGGATATCCATACTTTTTAAATTTTCAACGTGAAATATTTTTACACATGGCTGCGTGCGAGTCTGATCCTCGTTGTATCGGTCAGCTATATACTAAGTGTCGCCGTTCTGGGTACACTAATATCTGTAGTTCTGTTCTTGTGGATGAAGCTACGCAAGTTAAAGACAAGCTTATGGGCATACAGTCAAAGACTGGTAAAGATGCTCAGGAGAATATTTTTATGAAGAAGGTAGTTTACATGTTTAGAAACTATCCATTCTTTTTTAAACCTATACAAGATGGTACTACTAATCCTCGTATGGAGTTAGCTTTTAGAGAACCTTCAAAACGTATTACTAAAAACAATAAAACATCTCAAGTAGGTGAGGCATTAAACACAGTTATTAATTGGAAGAACACAACTAACAACGCATACGACGGTGAAAAGCTACACATGTTGTATTTAGACGAAGCAGGAAAATGGGAAAAACCAACAGACATAAGAGACGCTTGGAGGATTCAGAGGACTTGTTTGATCGTAGGGCGAAAAATAATAGGAAAGGCTCTAGTAGGAAGCACCGTAAATCCAATGGACAAAGGTGGAAAAGAATACAAGGATCTATGGAAGGATTCGAATCCTTTGGAGAGGAGCAAGAATGGGAGGACTAGAACTGGACTATATAGATTGTTTATACCAGCTCAAGAATCATTAGAAGGATTTTTTGATAAACATGGGATGCCTATAGTTGATACTCCAGAATCTGAAGTTACGGGATTAGAAGGAGAGCTGATTTCTATGGGTGCTAAACAATATTTAAAAAATGAAAGAGACAGCCTCAAGCATGATGCTTCTGAATTAAATGAAGTAGTAAGGCAGTTTCCGTTTACTACTGATGAAGCTTTTAGAGATAGTATAGAGGGGAGCTTATTTAATATAGGCAAGATATACGAGCAGATACAATTTAATGACGATCTATTTCCTAACCCTGTAGTAGTAGGTAATTTTACCTGGAAAGGTGGTGAAAAAGATACAGAGGTAGTCTTTGCTCCAGATCCTAACGGTAGATTCAGAGTTGCCTGGATGCCTCCAGCAGAATTAAGAAATCAAAAATTATTAAACAGAGGAAAAAAAGTTGCGCCAAATGCAGAGCTGGGAGTAGGCGGGGTTGACTCTTATGACCTTGATGCCACCGTCGATGGACGGGGGTCTAAGGGTGCACTACATCTATACAACAAGTTTCACATGGAGCATCCATCAAACACGTTTGTACTTGAGTATGCATCCCGCCCACCTCTAGCAAAAATCTTTTACGAAGATGTTCTTATGGCTGCTGTATTTTACGGGTATCCTATATTAATTGAAAACAATAAGTACGGTATCGCAAGACACTTTGAATCAAGAGGTTATGATGGATACTTAATGGACAGACCTAGACATTTATTAGCTGCTAATTCTTCAACAATAAAATCAAAAACAAAAGGTATACCTTCTAACTCACAAGACGTTATTCAATCCCACGCTCATGCAATCGAGTCTTACATACACGATCATGTTGGTATTAATTACGATACTGGAGAGATGGGTAAGATGTATTTTAATAAAACTTTAGAGGATTGGATTGGTTATCAAATAACAAATAGAACAAAGTTTGATTTAACTATTAGCTCTGGTTTATGTTTGCTTGCCGCACAAAAAGCAAAGCCTAAACCTAAAAAAGCAGATCTTTCTGATAGAGTTTTTCTTAGAAGGTTCAAGGCTTACTAATGATAATCATACGTTTAGTATATTTGCAAATAATGCGCTTATTAAAAATACATGTACAGTAGTAATAAAAAGGGTAATTCACCTAAAGGTTTTCCAAATCCGTTAGCGCCAGCAGAAGAAAAGTCTATGCAGGAGTACGGTCTTCAATATGCAAAAGCTATTGAAAACCAATGGGGGAGTGGAGCAGATTCACGATCTATATACAGGACTAAAAAAGATACATTCACTAGAAGTAGGAAGTACGCAAACGGTACTCAAGATACTACTCCTTATAAAAAACTTTTAACCTCTCTTGATCCAAATGGTAATTCTGGAACACTTTTAAATCTTGATTACACCCCTGTACCTATTTTACCTAAGTTCGCTAAGATTGTTGTTAATAATATTTTATCTAGAAATCCTCAGCCTAATGTAGAGGCTATTGATCCTTTATCTTCTTCTATGAAAGACATGGAGAAGAAAAAAGTAGAAGCTTCTGTTTTGGCTAAAAAAGAGTTAATGAAGCTCAAGGAAAATGGACTAGAAATAAATGGAGATCCAAATGAAATTCCAGAAACTTTAGAGGAGGCTGAAATCTTCATGGGTACAAGCATAAAGACTGATGCGGAAATAGCTGCTCAGATAGGTACTATGATGACTCTTGAGTGGAATGACTTCAATGATGATATACTTAGAAGGTGTGTTAATGACCTAGTAACTTGTGGGATGGCAGTTGTTAAAAGAAACAACGATCCTAATTATGGTATCTCTACTGATTATGTAGATCCTGTAATGTTTATTCATAGTCAGACGGAAGATCCTGGAATGAATGATCTTGTATATGCAGGTCATATTAAAAAGATTACAATAGCTGAACTTAAAAGGTTAGCTGGAGACCAACTTACAGAAAAGCAATATGAAAAAATTGCACACAATGCAGCTGGTAAAGACGGTAATAATTCATCTTCGTTAAACTACACTTTCTACGATAATATAAAAGGTAAAACCACTTATGGTTATGACGACTATATGGTTGACGTACTAGACTTTGAGTTCCTTGCTGTTGACTGTATTCACTTTGAAGAGAAACAAAGCAAGCATGGTAATTCTGGTTTCTATTATAAAGGTTACTCTTATAAAGAAAAGCATGGGTCTGTCTATGACAGGACTGCTCATCAGATGAATGTAGAAACTGTATATGGCGGTAGTTACGTTTTAGGGTGTAATTATTTATTCGACTACGGTAGAAAAAAGAACATCCCAAAAAATGTTCATGATATTTCTAGAGCCAAGATGTCCTACTCTTGTGTTGCAGTAAACCTGCATGATATGTGTCCTAAGTCATTAGTTGACAGTTGTATAGGGTTTGCTGATATGCTCCAGATAACACACCTTAAGATTCAGCAGTCTATAGCAAAAGCTAAACCTGACGGTCTTATTATTGATATTGAAGGGTTAGAAAATGTACAGCTAGGTAAAGGTGGTGAACTACAACCGCTAGACTTACACGATATATACGAACAGACTGGTGTATTCTATTATAGAAGTAAGAATCCAGAGGGAGGATTTCAGAACCCTCCAGTTCGTGAGATAGGTAATAGTATTAGAAATATTAATGAGCTTATAGGACTGTACAACCACTACCTACGTTTAATTAGAGATGCTACAGGTATTAACGAAGTTATGGACGCTTCAACACCTAAATCAGATTCTTTAGTTGGAGTTAGAGAGCAAGCCATGCAAGCTAGTAATAACGCTATATATAACATTACTAACGCTTCTATGGTTCTATACAAGAAGGTTTGCTCAGATGTTGTTAAGTGTTTGCAGATATTACCTAAAGAGTCTGTTGTATATAAAGTTTACTCTAACGCCATAGGTGAAAACAATATGAGTGTTTTATCTTCCTTCAATGATTTATCAATGTACAACTTTGGAGTTAAGGTTGTAAAGGATATGGAAACTCAAGACAGGCAGTCACTGGAACAGATGATACAAGTTTCTTTAGGTCAGCAAGAAATAGATTTAGAAGATGTGTTAGCTATACGAGATCTTAAAGATATCAATCAAGCCCAAAGGCTGTTGATGGTTAGAAGAAAAAAGAGACAAGCGACTAAGCAGCAACAACAGATGGCTATGCAGCAACAGCAACAACAGATGGCTATGCAAGCTGAGCAAATGAAGCAGCAAATGGAAGCGCAAAAAATGCAAGCTGAAGCTCAAATTGAAATGCAAAAGATTCAGGCTAAAGCTCAAGCAGAAATAGAAGTGAGTAAAATAACGCACGAACATCGTAAAGAGATAGAGATGATTAGAGCTCAGGCTACGTTAGGATTTAAAACTGACGATCAAGAGTTTAAAGAAAAGCTTGAGGTTCTTAAAGAAGATAGAAAAGATGAGCGTGTTACTAAACAGGCTGTTCAACAATCAAAGTTAATATCTCAAAGAAGGGATAGAAGAGGTGAATTGCAAGACCAACCAGAAGATCCTTTAGAACAAACTATAACACAATTATTATCAGAGTAAAATGGCTACCACATT